CCACTATCCTCCACTTCACTCCACTTCTAGAATGTCTAAATATATAATCAGTAAGATTATTATGTGGATAAACCTGTGTATAACTAACATTTTTATGCATCCAACCTTGTGGATAACTATTTGGTATACTTAGTATATGACAGAGTACATACCAAACACCAAGATAAAACACCCAACCTCAGAGTACTCTATCGTTACAATACCTAGATCGGGATCTAACTATCTTCAAGATAGGATTGAGCAGCATACAGGTATATTTGTTAAAAAAAGTCATGAGTTACAAAATAACAAAATGATAACAGTAGTAAGAGACCCCATAGACTTCCTATCTTCTTATGTGGCTATGGATGCTCTATATTTTGGAAGTCTTGACAACTTTTTGTCTAATCCACAAGACTGGTGTTTCTCTAGTTGGTATACTGAAAACGATATGGACATTGTTGACAATTTTGACATTATAATAACCTATGAGTCTTTGATAAATTCACCACTTGAAACAATAAAAAAGATAGCGGACAAAATGTCAGTTGAAATAATTGAAGATAGATACAAAAGTAATGTTGTAGATAAAGCATACAGAAACCATGTAAAATCTAGTAAATCGCTTAAAGACTACGACAGAATAAGACAAATAGTAGAAAAGCAAGACCTTTCAAAGACCTATGAGATTTATAATAAGTTCTTGGCCAAGGCTATCTAAAACTCGACGCCCCCTATAGCCTTATTGACCATACGGATCAAACCTTTTCGTGTTATCTTCGACGCATCAAATGTCTCTGTATAGCCCCCTTGTGGCATATCTGCCTTATCCAGGAAAGAACCATGCTTTTCCCTTAGTGTTCTTAGTACTAGGGTTTCTATGTATCTTGCTTGATCCCGTTCGGAAAACCACCAATACTTAATTAATATCCAACCCTTGGTCCTATGGCTTGCAAACCTTCTACCAGACACATCAGATATCCCTATCTTGATAGCCTTATGTAATGGGCTGTATAGGATGTATAGTAGGGTCATTACTCTATTATACTTGACATACCGTGCCAATTTTGCTATACTTGGATTATGCACATATTCAGAGTATCTTTACTAGATTACGCTACGGCATTTGATCTTGATATCTTTGCCTCAACTGAGAAAGAAGCCAGAGAAATGGCTATGAGAGAAGAACCTAAGATGAACATTACTAAGGTGGTTTGTCTAACCACTATCGAGTCTATATGACCAATCAAGAGATATCTGAACTACTCAACAAAGAATCTTATAGGGTTTGGGACACTGCCAGAGTGATCAAGAACCAAGACTACCATGATGGTATAGTTAAGGGACTTAAGATGGCTGCTCAGTATGTGGCTAAACTATGATCAACATGGAAATCCCTGATCCATTCCAAACCTTTGTAGCCAAGAAATATGCCAACGCCAAAGGCTATGTCTATGACTTCTTTACTGGGGAATGGTCTTATCGTTGTTCCACCTGTAAGGAAGATCTTCTTGGTCCGTCCCGCAAAATATTGACTAAGATTAGATTGTTTCACACACGCAATGAATGTCTTGGTGGATATTGATGAGACATAAGTCTGAGCCTGAGCACGGAACAAGATCTGGTTATGATTGGCATAGGAGGGACATGAAGCAAGATCCTTGCTTACTTTGTCAAAATGCCGAAAGATCTTATTGGAAAAACCAAAGAGTCGTTCGTAAGGAACAGATAAATACATTACGAAGCGACTGGAGATTTCGTACTCCTAATGCTCGCAGACATTTTCGCAGAAATAACACATCTCCTGGAAACTACTCAGATGCAGATGTACTATCAACATATGGTCTAGATTGTCATATCTGTCAAACCTCTATAGATTTAAATGCTCCAAGACAAGTAGGCAAAGATGGATGGGAAAAAGGTTTGCACATAGATCATGTTTATCCTTTATCAAAAGGTGGTTTAGATACCCTTGAAAATGTCAGACCTTCTCATGGAAGATGTAATATTATAAAGTGGGCAACAGTATGAAAGAATGTGACCATACCTGGTATATGCGTGAGCATGGTATTACCTGTACAAAATGTCTAATGATTTGGGAGAGTGATGAGGATATTAATCTGTCCGATTTGTAAGAAAGAATGGGATCTAAGATGGGGTGTTTTTGGACACGACTCCCTTGCTAGGCATATGAAGGCTACTCACCAATAGTGCCCGTTTAGGGCATAGGGAGGTTTATTACCTCTATTTTCGCCGAATTTTAAAGACTTGACAATTTTTTCGCCGAATGGTATGATGTATATATGAACACTATGAAAGTAAAAGTTGAGATCAATCCTGCTACTGGCCAATGGAGGTATTACGATTCCGTTATACAGCAATACTCATCTGAGGAATGGCCAACCAGGAAGAAAGCCTTTGCTATGTCAAATAAATATTACGATGTGATGTATAAATCATGACATGCACAAAGTATGGGTGCGACTATCAATTAGACCTTGATGGGCAAGTAACCTGTGCTGTCTGTGGGGCTATGGATGATGATGCATCAACCCCAATGACATTAGATATGTTTGAGGCCCAAATTGACTTTGAGTAATGGCTCTGATATAATAGGATGATGCTAACACTAATATTAATACTAATAACTTGGTATGCAACAAAGGTATATTACACAAGAACCTTAACCATAGAAACACCAGTAAAAGAAGAAGGTCCTATGATTCATGCAAAATGCCATAAGTGTGCTCAAACCATATATACTCATAGGGAAAACCTTCGTGCTCCATTCTATTGTTTAGCGTGTAATTAGGCACACACCAAATGTCATGCTACAAGTGTCCAAAAGATTGGAAGTTTCACTATTCGGTAGGCATTAAAAAATTTTTAGGACCTTCTAATCCTATTGCTGTAAAAATACAAGATGCTGAGTCAATTTCTGATATCCCCGTAACACTTAGAAAATTTTATGATGATAGTAAGTTTTTATATGAAGATGATCAGTTTGTAATTGTTCACGACCCATTCCCTGATTTTAAAACACATCTTTTAATTATCCCGATTGAACATATTGAAGGAACAGAAATATTAAACTATCCAGGCCTGCTTAAAGACATGATTTTGGCTGGATGGTATATAGTAGACAATACATCTTCTACGGATGAACTAAGTCTAAAAATATCATGTAAAAGTATAAGTCACAAAAATAATTATTTTAAACACTTTCATATACACATCCAGTCAGAAGACCTAATTCCTGAAAGTGAGTTGATTGAACTATTTACTCCTAAATTCTATAAAGGACACACCCCCAATGGATAAATTTCAGTCTTCTTATAGTCTATACGCCAAGAAGGTTGATCCTTACAGGGTGGCCTGTAGTCAGTGTAATCAGTTATATATAAAGGCTAATGATGAGCCTTTTGTATGCTTAACCTGCTCTGTAAGTTGATGGTATAATAGTTATATGGCATACATGATAAATAATAAACCTGTTGGAAATGATCCTTGGTCAATCGAAAGAACTGACTCATATCAAAAATTTATAAATAAATTAGGCAATTCTACAAAAAATATTGTAACTATTTCTAATTTTTTAACAGAAGAAGAAATATCTTATTTGATGGAAGGACTAGACGATAGGCCTTCTCATCGTTTTGTTTCTCAAAAAGGTCCTAATGGGGAGCCATTGACTTACATGCGTAAGTATGCTGGTCTGCCCGATAAGCATAATCTTATAAATAAAGTTAAAAATGAAATAGAAAAAGCATACAACCTAGAGGATATTAAGATAGTAGAAAAAGAAAACTTCTTGGGTGTTGTTCACTGGGAGACTGGATCTTACCTAACTACTCATGTAGACGATCTTGGCTATGTAACAGATAATCATTTACCAATTATTATTTATTTAAATGATAACTATGAGGGTGGAGAGATTAAATTTGAAACACATAATGTTTCTATTAAGCCAAAGACTGGTGATTTAATTATATTCCCTGGAAATATGCATTACGCTCATGAAGTTACAAAAATTTTATCTGGCGACAGATACACATTACCTATTTGGTTTACGATAGTTTAAAGATGAATGATAGCACAAAGAAAAGAAAACTGCTAGATGGGTCTGAAGTAGAAGATTACGACTACCCAATTGATTTAATATTGCACACAAAGGCTCCAGGGAAATGGAAACTTATTGATCTTGAAACTGGTCAAGAGTACCTTGGCTCAGAGATATCTCATGAAACATTTGGAGAACTTTTAAGAAGCAAAGTAGCAAAGGCTAAGATAGGATCTTGGTTTAAAACTAAAGGAAGAGTAATAAAAAATGGATAATACAAAAAAGCCTATAACATTTCACTGGATGTGGAGAAGACACTGGCAGATAAATGATAGCATTGAAAACCTAGACCTTAAGGGAATCCTTGCTATGGCACAAGAACTAGATGGTGCTAATGTAAAATCCGTTTTGCTTCCATATGGTCCAGGTGGTATTGATTTTTCATTAGTTATACAAGAAGCACTACAAAAAACAAATCAATTAATATTGACAATTGCTTTACCAGCATATGGAACAAGCCCAGACTATGCTGCTAAGATTGTTGACACTTTAAATAAATTTGCACCTGGAAGAATTGGAGTAAACCTTGTTGCTGGAAGATGGGGTGATGAGGGAAACGGTCCTGCAGAAAAGTTAGTATTAGATCACTATATGCATGATCCATCATTGATCGATACTCTTGAAAAAAGAGTAGGAGTATCTTCGGTTTGGATGGATAAGGTAATGGCTTTAATGGAAAATCATCAGCATAAAACACACATGGCAGTTGTTGGTTCTTCAGATACAACAATTGCTATTGCAAATAAGCATTGCGAATACATATATGTAGATGACAACCTATTGTTTAGAGACCAGTTTAAAAAGATTGATTTAGATAAGGTAAAGCCAATAGTCATTATTGATCCACTTATTACGACCCATCCAGACGATGAAAAGTATGTCAAGTATGATAAGAATGCTCCAGTTAGACAGCAACATCATTTGATAAAAGGAAAATTGGTCGATGTTGTTGCACAAATAAGAGATCTATCTGAGAAATTTGGCATTTATGACTTTATGATTCATACTGATCAAGAAGATATTAGCAAGTTGTTAGATATGGTAAAAAACTTTAACGATATTGTAGTACCTGAGTGGAATGTCATCGGCTATTCTGACTTAACAGTACAAAACTTTAATAATATCGGAAGTAGTCCTAGCAACATAAAAATATATAAAGACTACCTTAGCGAAGATGAGCGCAAAAAAATTATAGGATTGATTAACAGCACAGAAACAAGCAATAACCGTCTTCTACAGAATGACGATGCTGGTTGGCCTGCTCTGTCTTTGCTATATTATGATTCCCTTACCTATTCAGAAAGACATATACCTGGTATTAAGGATATTTTAGAAAAAGAGTTTAATGTAAAATTAAAGCCAAGAAATTCTCGCTTTGCTCAGTGGGTACATAAGGATAGTAAACCAATATCAATAGATGACTTAGGACACAAAGATTCAAACCATTTAGCAGGTTGGGTATACTTAAATGATGATTATGATGGTGGGGAAATATCCTTTATTCATCAAGGTATATCTTTTAAGCCAAAGGCTGGTGATTTGGTTTTATTCCCTGGAAATAGACACTATTGGTATCATGTTGGTCCTACAAATGGATCAAGGTATATAATGCCTATCTGGTTTGATTTTGTATAGTGGTATAATAATTATATGGAAAAACATAAATGTTTCTTTTGTGAAAAAGATGCCACACACTATGATGTAGTAGTAAATCATTCTGATTACATAGTTGCTGATGTGTGCCTAAGTCATTTGTCTATGGGCCTTGTATCATAAAATGAATAATAATCCACCACACCTACTGACATATCCGAGAAGTGGGTCTCACTATTTTGACAAAATTATTTATGAAAAAGCAAAGTTTCATATTGAGAGGTCTCATACGGTAAACTGGCTATTTGATAAAAATAATAAAAAGGCAAAAACAATAATTACCATAGCAAGAGATCCAAGAGAAAGCATTATCTCTTACATTGCACTGGAAAGGCACATATCACCTTTAAGCACTCCAAGAATTAATGAGATGATAACAGAATATATATTGCTATATAATTTTTTATGCGAAAATGCAGACTATGTTATAGACTATGAAGATCTTATAAAACATCCAGACTTGATAACTGAAAAGTTGTTAGAAATTTTAAAAATAAGCGAAAAAGATGCTGATCGTTTTGCCACCAACATAAACTACGACTCTAAGAATTATGTTCAATCAAGCAAGGACTTGTTGGGTTATGAAAATATAAGCCTGGATGAGTTCAGCCTTGACCTTTGTTATTTTTATTATAACAAACTTTTAGAAAAAAAGATCTTTAAATAATTTAATGATGTTTTACGATGGGAGTTTAGCAAAATGAAACAAACTGCAATTGTTACATATCCTAGATCTGGGGCAAACTACTTAAAAAATTTACTATTAAATAACTATAGGAAAGATATAAAATATTTTCACATTCCTAGAAACCCTGATCGCTTTATTATAACTGTTGTACGAGATCCGTTTGAGTCAATTCACTCTCATGTAACGATGAGAAAGCATTATTACCCAAATGAAGGATATAGCAAAAGATATAATAGCGAGTATCAAGATATGTACAATTTTTTATATGAAAATGCAAACATTGTCATTAAATATAAAGACCTAATAGAGTTTCCAGACAAGATATTGTTAAAACTTTGCAGTGATCTTAAATTTGAGATAAACCCATTAGATACTCCTGCTCCTATGCCAGTAGATAGCAAAAAAGATACATACTTAAGATCAAGTAAAACCTCCCCAGAATACAAGAACGAACATTTTAAAATAGAAGATATTTTAGATTGCTATGAATCATACAATAAGTTGTTATCAAGAACATTTGACTTGACTAAACCCTGACTTTAAGGTATACTGGATATATGGAACAATGGATAAATGACTATGGATCATGGGTGCTTGCTGTAAGTGGTGTAGCAGCAATATATTTTGTTGGAAGAAAACAAATATGGGCTTGGATTTGGGCTACTTGTAATGAGGCTATGTGGATATACTACGCCATAGTAACCAAGCAGTACGGATTTATTTTTGCTGCGGTTGCATACTCAATTGTTTATATTAAATCTTATCTGCATTGGAGAGAAAAAAATGATTAATAGTTTATGCCCTGTTTGCAGTTTAGATAAAGAGTCTGAGTGGTTTTGGAATGCTCATCAAACAATGAGTGATGGAAAGATTTGGTGCGTCAATGCCAAAAGATCCTAAGATAATGAATATGGATTGGCGTAGCCTTGGCTATTGGCCCGTATACAAGAATGGAAAGAAAGTTTGGGTGCCACAAGATGAACAACATAACAAAGATTGAAAAGACTAAGGTTGTTCCATTACGATGGATAGGTAATTTCCTTGGTGAATATGCTGGTAATCATTTAGTTAAGGCTATTGATTTAGATGAGTCTTTAGATAGTAATTTAGGGTTTAAGTTTAAGTACCACGCAAAATGCTGGAAGTATCTTAACAAGCCTTATGAGTGGTGGGGTACTTACTACATGATCGATACAGAAAATTGGGAAAAGGATGAATAATGAGTATAGATGAGATGACATTGCGAGAAGAAATCGCAAGGGCTATTGAGGCTCTTCCAATTGAGGACTCTATCACTAATGCCCTGGGTATGCGTATCCTTGCAGCAAAGGTTGCAAGAGGAGAAGATAATTATATGACTGAGTTTTTTGATAGACAGGAGGCCTACGAATGATTAGTTTATTCTTTTTAGTACCAGCATTTATTGCTGGGTATGTAGCATGTTATTTTATTATGACATACAAAGTAAATCAAGATTTATAAGAACTAATAATAGAGTTTATTCCATTATGGTATAATTATAATTATGAAAATTTTAACAAGAGATATTCTGCCTTTTTATAAATTAACAAAAGAAAATAATTGGTATTTAAGAAAGTTTTTTGCAGATACAAAAGAAGTTGGACTTTATAGCCCATTCCGTCAAAATGTTGTCAATTCACAGAGGACTCATACAGATAATTCTATAGAAACAATTGATGAAGATAATACATACGAAATAAACTACATCGGTTGCAGGGGAGAAATTGATGAAAATTCAGAGATACTTGCATCTGGTTGCTCTATAACTTTTGGTATTGGTGTTCCAGAAGTGGGTCGGTGGACAAACCTTTTAAGCAAAAAGATTAACAAGAACATTACTAACTTAGGAAATCCTGGAGCATCAGTACAAAGTATTTGCACCCATCTTATTCAATATTGTATGAATAACAAAATGCCAAAAGAAATTTTTTGTTTAATGCCAGATTTTTTTAGAAGCATGGTTATAGTAGATAAAGAATTTTATAAATCAAGAGTTAATAGAGGTGACATGGGAACAAAAGATAACCTAGAGCATATTTATTGTAACCCAGTAATAGTCAAAGACAAGAGATCATTTTTTTTAGAAATAGAAGATCAAAAATATATAGAAGATTCAACCTCTCCACACCAACTAATATTAAACTCTATTAATTTTATTTATATTTTAGAAGCATTTTGTTTATCAAATAATATAAAACTATATTGGACAACTTGGAATACTCCAAGTTCTTATATTCTAGAAGAATTAAGTAAAATCTCAAACTTTAAATTAAAAAATTTTACATCTTTCTATAATTCTAATTTAGATTATTATGGCCCTAAAGGATTTGTGGATTCAGTTTGCAACCCAACTACTCATAAACACGACTTAAAAGATCATCCATCCTGGTATGAGGGTTCTGATTATTGCTTTATAGATGGCAAAAAAACATTTAAAAACTCTCATCCAGGAATACATGTTCAAGAACATTTTGCAGATTTTTTTTACAATTTATATAATGAAAAAAATAAAGATAAATTAAACTAATAAGATTTTTATTTGACAAAAACATACACAAAGGGTATAATTAAAATATGAAACCAACAGCACATATATATGATGTAGATGGTACATTAGCCAATGTAGACCCATACCTTTACCTTGTTCGTGGCTATAATAGGGATTACAAGGCTTTTCATGAGGCCTCTATAGATGCCCTGCCAAATATAGAAGTTGTTCAGATGTTAAATAATGCTGTTTCTGATCGGCATGCCATCTTAATTGTTACATCTCGTAAAGAAAAATATCGTGGACTAACATCTATGTGGCTTGCAAAAAATAATATTAGGTCTCATGCTTTATTTATGAGGGCAGATGATGATAACAGACCCGACTACGAAGCAAAGAAAGATATGCTTGATAAGATTAACACACTATGGGATGTTCTGCATGCCGTAGATGACAATCCAAATGTAATTAAGTTGTGGGAAGATCATGGAATCCTTACAACAAAAATTGGAACGTGGGATGGAAACAAGTCTTGACACACACATCTCAATATGGTATGATTAGTTTATGAGCAAACGAGTTAAGAAGATTTATAAGTGCGTTGAATGTGAGACTATGATTACGATTGTAACAAAGGTTCACGAACTACCAGAATCAATTATATGTCCTTGTGACAATGTAGCAGAAAATCAGGGTGCAAAGTGAGAAAGTCTAACAATAAAGTATCTCAGCACAAGATTAAAAGAGCAGTAAAAAATAAAAAAAGAATAAAGGCTAAACCATACCTATCAAAGTTTGAGCAGCAACAAAAAAGAATAAGAGAAGAAATTGTTCTTGGATCTTTGCGCTCAGTCCCTAACTAGAACTGGAGATATTGTGGTAGATCAAGACGAAGTAAATAAAATATCAAAAGAAATAAAGCGTTATATTATTAGACAACACATGAAAACATACTATCATTCTACTATTGGGATTTTATGCTTTCTTCTTGGCACATTTTTTGGCTTACTAATTAAATAATTACTAGCACCAGTAGCCAAGTTGGTTAAGGCACCGAACTCATAATTCGGCTATCGTAGGTTCAAGTCCTGCCTGGTGTACAAGGCGAGTGTTGCATAATGGTAGTGCATCATCCTTCCAAGTTGATTGTGCCAGTTCGATTCTGGTCACTCGCTCCATACCTCTGTAGTTCAGTGGACAGAACGATGGACTTCTAAGCCATGCGTCGCAAGTTCGATTCTTGCCAGGGGTACGTGGTATAATAAATAAATGGATTTATCAAATAAAAATATTTTAGAAATTTATAAAAATTATGAACAAAGTTCTTATATATTAAATAATTTTACAGATCAAGAAAGAATTGGAATTTTTGCACCAAATCAAAACAATCCATTTGCATTTAGAGAAATAGATAACAGTTTTGAAATACAGTTAGTTGATAAAAACAATGATTATAAAATTAATGAATTGGGTTTGCGTGGTAAGTTAAATAAAAATTCTGAAATTCTTGCAGTAGGATGCTCATATACTTTTGGGGTTGGACTACCACAAGAAGGTGTCTGGACAAGTATTCTAAGTGAACAAATTAACAAAGATATATTGAATTTAGGGATTCCTGGAAGCACAATAAGAAAAATATGTGAGTCAACAATTAAGCATGTATCAAAACATGGTAAGCCAAAAACTATTTTTGCTTTATTTCCTGGATTTTTTAGAGGAATGTTAATAGAGGATACAGATTTTTATTCTAGCAGCAGAAACATAGAGCCAAAAAAACAACATAAGATAGAAAAGCAAATTTCTTTTCAAAGCGATATATACTATGATCGTAATAAAAGATACATATACTTTAAAAATATTGATCAACCACAATTTTTAAAATCAAAAGAACAAAACATAAGATACATGGAGAATGTTTTTTCACCGCACCAGTTAATATCCGACTCTATTGACTCAATATCAGTACTGCAAGATTTTTGCTATTCACACGGAATAGATTTTTACTGGTCAACATGGCATAACCCAACCTCTATTTTAATGGATACTTTGCTTGAAATTCCTAATTTTAAACTAAAGAACTATGTAAAATTTGCTAATGATAGTTTTAACAATTATTCTGCTATTGACGGTAAATTTCCAAATAAATTTTGCAATTTAAGTCATAACTCTAAACTTGCTAATCATCCTTCTTGGGATTGTGGATCTGACATATGGCTTGATGTTAACAATAATGTACTAACTAATTGGCCAAGTCATCCAGGCATTCATTTTCAACATCACGTAGCAGAACTATTTAAAGATTTATAGTTTTTTACTTTTTAGGATGCTTTGGTTCGTACGGTGCAATTTTAGACTTAATACGACCATCTTTGTATAGTCTGACGATCCAACCATCTTTGATCTGAACAGGGTTAAATGCTGCTGCTTTTTTCTTTGGCATTATTTTACCAACTTAAATGGGGAATCAGTCCAACTATCTGACTTAGCAACTGGAATACAATTAGGAACTGGCTTTCCATCTGCTCCTGGCTTCATACCACGCTGTACATATCCATCCCAGCAAGGTGCTTGCTTATTTACATTAGCACAGCAATCTGATTTCATTTCTCCAGCCTGACACTGAGGACATTCTTCGCATGTAACATTTAGTTCTTTACACATTGGACAGCCACAGCCCTCGTATTCTTTTTTAATCTTTTCTTCTTCTTCCTTATACGACTTACCAACCTGTGAGTCGTACATTGCCATACTTGTTTCTGAATCCATTGTGTGATTATCCATATCTGCTTTTTCAGCATCCTTGTACATCATGCCAATACTGTATGCTGTTGGCTTCCATGTACCGTCTTCTTCTTTGTAAATTCTAAC